GTAAAACATGCTTGAATCGACAATGCCTAAAAAGTATTGGCATTGTAGTTCGGCGATGCTTAAGACAAATTCATCTACGTTGCTAGGTGGCGTTGATATTAGTTCCCAGTTTGGCATGGCTAAGACCCCAAAAGTTCAGGGTTTTCGTAAATGTTGCCGATGACAAATCCAACATGAGAACCTTCATGGTTTTCATCTGAGCAGATTCCAGCGATAGCATGGTCACAAGAATCATCCTCTTCAACAATGAAGCAGCCATCTTTGAATAGTACTGGCTTTGTAATTGTCTCTATGCTTGATTTACATACATACCTCAATACATCCCCTTCGTAAATCTCTACGCCGTTTTTGTCCTTTAAGCCTGTGTATTGCCAGCTTTTTTCGCTAGCGTGGTTCTTACTCATCGGACCGATGAAACCGTCTTCAATGTATCCCCAGTAGTGCCAATTTCCGTCATTATCTCTTTGTCTAAACTTGATTTCTCTCATACCAACTCCTCCCTCACTATGATTTTGTCTATTTCTGAGTATTTAGCCGCGTAGTAAGATGCAGTTCCCGCCCTATCTTTAAGGAAAGCAAATTCATCATTAGAAAACACAGACGTGTAAACTTTATTCCTAATCCATACATAACAAACCGTTTTATACTCCATTTTCTGCATCCTTCATCATTAGGTAGACAATCATTGCTGCGCGTAAAGCTCTAGAGTTATCTGTAAACTCGAAAAGCAAATCAGCGCCACCTTCAATATAAACCTGCGCTTGCCCAACAGCCCCTAAACCATCAACTGCAAACTCGATATCTATTTTATTCTCCACAACAATCGGCCATGCATCGCTTGGGTTGTTGCATGGGTCAAAGTTACGATAAGGCGTTAATCTTACCCAGCTTTCACCCTTTCACTTAAATCTGAATAGTTCACGATTCACCCTCTTTTGTTTGTTTAGACTCTTGAAGTTGCCGTTCGGCCATCTCCAAATAAAGTCTTGAGCCTGGTATATAGAAACCAAACTTGTCGTGCACCAAACTCTGCGCTCTGCAAAAAATTTCCTCTTGGTTACTCAATTGCTCAAGTAACAAATCTGCTTTTGAGTTTAAACCTAAGCATTTGACTGATATGAGAAGCACAGCCACAAGTAAAAACAAAACACAGACTGACAAAACGATAACGGCATAAATCATGATTCACCTCCATTGCCACTATTCAATTGGTTGTCAATAAGCATTAACCGTTTGATGGCTTCCTTCATATCAGGCTGCATGATTATGCTTCTAATATCCCTTTCACTTAAATCTGAATGGTTCACAACTTACCCTCAACTTGTTCTTGTTGCTTCAAATACGGAATGTACTCATCTTTAACCGAATAAACGTGCTCGATATCGCCAGATGCAGATATTACATCTCTACGGATCAAATTATCGGTAAGGACTAATTGCCTAATAATTTCTCTCGCGCCCGGTCGCATGACTAGAATTCTAATATCACTTTCACTTAAGTTTGAATAGTTCACAACTTACCTTCCCATTTTTCCCGTAGTTTAGCGAGTCTTTGCGCTTCGACTCGTTTGCGTTCTTCTTTTACTTTTCTTGCCGCAAGCGCAATCTTGCGCTCACGTTCTAGTCTTTGCTCGTAGGTCACTTTATAACTCCCGTTTGTTTTGACCCCTTAAAACTAACACAAGTTATCGCCTTAACAACTCCGACCAGTTGCGTATCGTTATCCTATGCGGTAACATAGCAAAAAATAACCGTTTAAATGGCTATGACTAAGCAACTCGTAACGATTGTTAACAAGGTGAATAACGCAGCAATTCGACGCATCAAGAACGATCGCGGCGATTTGGTGTATGTTGTTCCTTCCTATACATTACCCGATAATGTGGTAATGAATAACCTGCTTTATCCGGGCGAAGAGATAGCCAACGGCTACACGTCACTGGAAGATACACCAGCACCCGCCGCGCACCCTATGGACGCGCAAGGCAACTACATTACAGCAAACAGCCCTGACGGGATTCTTTACTACCAATGTGGGATATTCAATAAGAATGTACAGCGCGTTGAGTGTAACGAGTATGGGCATCGCGTCTATGTTGAAAAGCATATCCATGTTGAAACCGCTATGCAAAGCGATCGAGGCCGACGGATTATTGACGCTATCGACAAGGGCGAACCTATTCACACATCGACGGGCGTACTACTTGATAAAGTTAATGAAAAAGGCGTATCACCAAACGGCAAGGCGTACGAGGCTAAAGCCATTAATCTTATGTTCGACCATGACGCTATATTGTTAGATGAAGAAGGCGCAGCAACGCCAAGTGATGGCGTAGGGTTGCTGGTTAACTCAAACCTATTCACGCACGTACAACGCGAAGGTCAACAATTAACTGTCAATACCGCGTCACTGAATGCTAATCAATCGTTTAATGATTTGCGCGAAACATTGCAAGTTAATATACAAGATAAGTTCGGCGATAATGACAAGCGTGTATGGTTGTGTGACTTTGGCGACGACTACGCCGTATTCGAAGACGGGCAAACGTCTTACATGGTGTCATACAATCGAAACGGTGAAAGCGTAACAATTGATAACCAGCTTGAAGAAGTGAAGCGCAAAACCATGTGGGAGCGCATTTCTTCGGGTGTAAAAAGTGTTCTAACCAGTCCGTTTACGGGCTTAACTTCCAACAAAGAGGGCGACGACATGGCATTTAAAGACATGTTAAAAAAACGTCTTGGCGATAAGTATGAAGAAAACATGTCAGATGAAGACATGATGAACGCATACGACAAGATGATGAAAGCGAATGCCGCCGATGAAACTGCAACGAATGGCGAGCAAGACGCGCCTCAAGTTGAAGTTAATCAAGCGGATATTCAGGAAATGGTTCAAGCGGCAGTGCAAACTGCGCTACAGGCTAACGCCAATGAAGCCCAAAAGGCTGAAAAGGCGGCGATTGTAGAAAAGCTTGAAACTAATGGCATTAAGCTAGAAGAAAGTGAAGTTAAAGCGCTTAGCGTTAATTCATTGCAATCTATGCTTGATAAGAGCAACCCTAAAGCGCCAGCTTACGGTCTGTCAGGTTCGCAAGGTTTACAAGCGAACAGTAATGAAGACCTAGCAGACACTTTACCTGAATAAGAGGACTGGAAAATGTCAAATACAGTTTACATCGCACCAGCGGAATGCAAGCCAGATGTGACGGAGCTAACCGCATCCGCGTCTATCTTGCCTCGCCAAGTGCTAGTTGAATCAAGCGGTCAGTTCGCGTTAGCGGGCGCTGACCAAGGCGGCATTGTTTACTTTGCGCTAGAAGATATTCTTGGTGAAGTAACCGACGCATACGCAGTTGATGCAACCGCTCAAGGTGCGCGCCCTAAATCTGGCGAGTACTACGAATTGGCGCTTGCGGCATCACAAACAATCACCAAAGATGATGCGCTCACTACTGACGCATCGGGCAACCTAGTTGCACTTGGTGCTGGCTCAAACCCAATCGCATACGCTGATGAAGCCGTAACCACTACTGGTAGCGCTGGTTCAATCCGCGTTTACGTGAAATAAGGAGCGTTAAAAATGAGCTTATTTCTTGATAAGAAAATCATTGCTGAATCTCGCAACGCGAAAATGCAGCATGATCAAATCGTTAGCAACCGCAAAATGTTTGCTAATCGTGAGGACTCGCTAGTACAAGAAGCGGTTCACGCTGGCTTGCAAGTCAACGCTGGTCGAGTACCACAAGATACTTACCGCGAGTTTGACCGCACCATCAAGCGTGTAATGGCGGGCGATGAAGGTTCAGCGGTTGTGTCGTTGCTGCCAACTCGTTCAATCCCTGTAGGTAAGATTGTTGCTGAATATGGCCGCGCTAGTGATTCAGGTTCAGCGCAAGCGAGCATTTCAGGCCGACAAGCGCACAAGCTAGACCGCGCAGCGTACAGCTATGACGGTGCGCTAGTGTTGGTGCACGATGACAGCTTTGGGCGTAAATGGCGTGAAGTTGAGTCGATGCGTTCTGAGGACTTCGACGCGCTACAAGATGACCAAGCTAACTGTGTTCGTGCAGTTCGCCGCAGCATCTACAACCACGTGTTTGATGGTGTAGCTAACGTTGAGTACAAAGATGCGCAAGCGTACGGCATGAAAAACAGCCCTAACACGCAATCGCTAGACCTTGGCACTTCTGGCGTTAATGTTGACCTAACTTCATCATCTGCCACTTACGCAGACTTTGAAAGCGCGATTGTTGCAACACTTCAATCACTACAAGGCTCAGCGAATAACGTTGAGATGGATATCACATTCGCATTCAGCGCGGATATCTGGTTCAACTCGTTACGCACTGGCACAACTGATACGAATTTCACTACAATCCTTGAAGCGTGTCGACGCATTCCGGGTGTAGCGAATATCGTTAAAACTAACGGCTCGCAACTTTCTGGCAACGAGTACTTGGCATGGGCTAACTCTGATGAATACATCCAACTTCAAGTTGGCATGGCTGTTAACACTCAGCCTGTTGTTCGTCAGATGTATAACGACCCGTACAACTATGTTACCTGGGGCGCTGCTGGCTTGCTTATCAAAGCTGATACGGCTGGCCGCTCTGGCGTACAGTACGCGCGTGCAATCACATAATGAAGTGTGAAGTGGTAGGGCGTGTTTTTGGTGCTGGCGGGAAACTGATTCCCGTTGGCACTAAAGTTGAGTCTAAATCGGCCGATGGTGTATTACTTCGAGAAATCGAAGTTGCAACACCTAAGAAACAGACGACACGCAAACCAAAAACCGACCAAGCCGAAAAGTAAAAGAAACCCGCCTTAGTGCGGGTTTTTTATTTCCCTAAAAAATATAGTACACTAACCCTACGAAACAAATCCGACCAGTTAAGTGATAGGGGTAATAAGCAGTGGCGGTTATTCTCAACAACGCAAAAATTAAAACGCTGTTACCAAGCGCTACAGACGACCAAATCGGATTGTATGAAGGTATATTCGACGATGCCGAACAATGCCTGTCTAATTACTCGCAAAATACGCAAGAGTTAGTAACGTCTTTAGCAGTGGCGCACATGATTGAATTCACGGAAACGGGCGCTGTCACAAGCGAAACCACTAGACAAGGCGCAAGCGCTTCTTATGCGTTTGTGGGTAAGGGTTTGGAGGGTACGCGATACGGCTCACAACTCGCATCTATCCCCGCTGGTCAGTGTATTATTGGTATATTTTCGCAACCGCTGAGATTCGCTAGGGGCATTACGCCATGTCGCTAGCAACACGCCACATGAAAGACACCGTCACAGTATGGACAAAGACTGGCTATGACGAAAATGACGTATACGCCGACGAATCATACAACGCACCTTTACATGTTAAGTGTGAATACATGACGGGCGGGACAATGCAACGTGATAATGAAAGCGTGGAGTTTCAGCCTAGCTCAACCATTTATAGCGTTGTTAGCATTCCATTTGGTGCGCGTGTGTTGTTTGGCGCTCATAATGACGCGACACCGCCTAGCAATGCTGAGATTGTGAGAAAACAAGGCTTTGGTACTGCGTTGCGCGGCCAAACTGAATATGAAGCATTTACGGGGTGATTTATGGCATCTGGAACATCTAAATTAGATAGAACAACATTCGACATTATACAGTCCTATTTAGCGAATAATGGGTATGAAGATGCGGCAGGACGCATGGTTGTCATGGCCGCTGAATTCAGGGGTTGCTTTTCTACTAGGCAAATGAACATAAATACACACAACCATTTTACTCGGGCGCAAGTTCAGCGCTTGGTAGATGAATCTATCGAGAAGATTAAATAATGCCATTCAAAAAAGGCAAATCCCCCGCAGATGTGGCTAGACGCATAAATAAAGCGCTTACTGAGGATTTACCCAAGGATATTGAGCGTGGACTGTTTGACATGTACACCACATTGAGCGGTCATGCTGACTTTTATACGCCGCTCGATACGGGTGCGTTGCGTAACTCTAAGAGTTACAGAATCAGGCAAAACGGCGATAAGTGGGTTATGACGTATGGCTATTACACGGATTACGCGGCGGCGTTGCATGAGCGCACCGACTGGACGCCTAAACCGCCCGGTACGCCCGGCAAGCCAAATGGTGGCTATAACCCTGATGCGGAATCTAACTGGATGAATATCGCTTGGAATGAAGTGGGCGACGATGCGGTTAAAAACTTTGCGAGAATGATAGAGCCTAAATAATGAATATCAGACATTCAGACGAAATACGAAACTTCATACAGTCTAACGCGCTACCAGATTATAAGCCTACTTTTGAGTGGGACGAATCAAAAGCGCCGTTTACGCTGGATGAGCCTGTAATTTATTGCCACCAAGAAGGTATGCCCGTCGATGGTTTTGTGCTTCAAGTATCTGTTACTGTCTACATGTTTAGCAAGCCCGACCCAACTAATAGCGAAATAGACGCACTGTTTAGTGATGCGGTATCAGCGCTTGAATACGCAAAAGCTAACTTTAATGTCACTGACGGAATACGCACAAAAATAACGCAGAGCTTGATGGGCGAGTACAGGACAGGGCAAAACAGGCGGTATTTTACATTCCAATTGTTGTGTTATTCGGCTGAGACGGAATAACAACTCCGACCAGTTGTTTACAGCTTGACAAGATAGGTTTATTATATCAGTTAACTTTTTAAGAGGGCTTTATTATGTCAGTACCGGGCGGCTGGGTAGGCCGAGCAGTTAAAATTACATCATTCGGCGGCGCTACACTTGCAGGTGTATTGACCAAAGATTTCTCAATCGCAATCAGTAACCTTGATGCCTCGGACGATACATCAGGGCCAAACGCTGAGTATTTATCAGAGCCGGGCAGAATTGATGAAACCGTATCTATTAGCGGTATATCAAAGAATCTTGACTTGCTTTATTCGATCAAGACGAACATCGCTAATGGTCAGAATATCTACGCGACCACAATCACATTCCCAGATGGTACAACCACACCGTCAACATGGACTGGCGATCTAGTTGTTAACTCGTTTAACCTTGGTAATCCACACCAAGAACTTGGCACGTATGAATTTGAAGGTGCATTCTCTGGTGCGTCAACATTTACTCCGGCGACTTAATTTATGTTTAACAACGTAGCTAAGATTAAATGGCAAGGTAAAGAGTATACTTGCGAAGTGAATATGAAGCTTGTCCAGCTTATGGAAAGCAACGGATTCAATGCAGCTGTAACAAATGCCAGGTGTAGCGCATTCGGCGTGCCACCTCTTTCATTGGTTGCTGAGATGCTTCATTGGCTTTTATCCGCTGGCGGTTGCTCAGTAACGGAAGAAGAGATCTATTCCGAGCTAATGCATAACTCTAGTGATGCGGATAACCTTGAGATTATAAAATCCGCTCAAGCACTGTCAGAATTGTTTTTACCTAAAATCAAGCCCGTTGTTGGCTCAAAGGTTGACGCAAAAAAGAAGTAAGCGCCTTTCCTTGGCGCTCGCTTTATTCGCAATGCATGCAACTAGGGTTAAACCCTAGCGAGTTTTGGCAGATGTCACCTGATGAACTGGGCGAATGGTACAACGCAATGCGCCCTGAGCAAGTCATATCTGGCATGCGTGAAAGCCAAATGCAAATGTTGATAGATATGATCGAAGCAAACCCAGAGGAATATGATTGATGAAAATTGCTGGCATTGAATTTGAAGTCGAGGTTGATGCCAGCGGGGTTGCATTCGCTAGAACCAAGACTCAAGAAGATCTACAGAAACTACAAGCCGAGTTTGGCAAACTGGATGGAAAATCAAAGAAGTCCGGCGATGCCATGCAAAACATGGGGAAGAAAGCTGGCGCGGCTGGAATCCAAATTCAACAACTTGTAGGCCAAATACAAGGCGGGCAAAACGTATTTAACGCGCTATCCGCTCAGGCGGCTGACTTAGGTATAGTCCTTGGAGCTCCATTGGTGGGCGCTGTAGCTGGATTGGGCGCTGCTTTTGCTGGAATCTTGCTTCCTTCACTTTTTGACACGGAAGACAAGACTCAAGATCTCATTGATAAGCTTAATGAACTTTCAAGGACCCAGCTTTTATCCGCTGAACAAGCAAAGTTTCTTGCCCAAGAAGAAAGTAATTCAATAAAAGAAAAGCGCAAGCTTATAGCTGAAACCGAGAAAGAAATAAAAGAAAACGAACGGCAAATCGAAGCTATGAATAATACCATAGCAAGAAATCAGCTCGGAGCAAAAGCGTATAACAATCTAGTTAAAGAGATAGAGAAAGCAAATCAAGAAACAGTAAAGTACAACGCTACGATAGCTACTGCCAATCAAGAAATTGATAAATCAAACTCAAAAATAGATATATACAACTCTATGGTTGAAGGCTCAACCAAGCAAACTGGCGAGCAAAAGGAAGCGGTAGAAAGCTTGGTTCTAGCGCTTGAAAATCAAGCCAATGCGATAGGTAAAACGAATCGCGAGTTAGCCATTCAAGAGGCTACGCAAAAGGGCGCGAATCAAGCGCAAATTGACGCAATAAACACGGCGTTCAACTCAATCGAAGCAGAAGAAAAACGCAAAGAAGCCATAGTGCAAGCAAGAAAGGACGCAATGATAGCCGCTCGCATGGAGCACGAGGATTACAAGGCGCTAATGGCTGAGCGTGACGCACTGGAAAAGGAAAGGCTCAGAAAGCAGTTTGAAGAACAGCAAGCTAAAGACGAAAGGCAGTCAAATGTAGATCGCATACGTCAAGAGATAATGACCGAGCGCCAATTAATGGCTGAAAAGTTTCTTGTTGACGGTGAGATGCTCAGAGAGTCTTTAGAGAACGGCGAGATACTTAAAGCCGAGTTTGACGCGATAGAGCTTGAAAGGGTTAGGCAGCATCAAAACGCGCTAATAGAGATGACGCAAAACGCAGCGGACAGAAGGGTTGCAGCAGAGAAACAAGCCCAAGACGCTATTAACGCATTGCAGAGAGCGGCAACCAATAACGCTATTGGATTTTTAGATCAATTCGCTGGTGAATCAAAGGCGGCTGCGCTTGCGTCTATAGCGCTCAGCAAAGGGTTAGCTATAGCTCAAGCAATTCAGAATACTGGTGTCGCAGTGATGAAAGCTTATTCCGTAGACCCAACTGGCGCATTGGCGGCAAGAGCTAAAGTAATAGGCGCGGCAAACGTAGCCATGATTGCGGCAACTGGATTAGCGCAAGCTGGCAGCGTAGTGTCTGGCGGCAACAGAGGCGCGACATCTTTTAGTGGCGGCGTTCCAGCTGCTAACACTACGACAAACCAAACCGACACGGGCGCACCACAGCAACGAAATATCAGCATTGCATTGACGGGTGACAACTTTTCAGGCGCTGGCATTCGTGGTTTAATAGCAGCTATCGACGAAGAATTAGGGGATGGTGTATCACTATCCACTACAGGAAGGTAAATTATGACGTTCACAGCACAACCAAAAACACCTATACCAGCGCCGAACACTAAAACGGCGCAAGGTAGTACGACAGTTCCCGCACCTAGTACGGCCACGGCTGAACCTAAGCCAGATGTACCAGCGCCGCAATAGGGGTGAATAATGGCATTACCTACGCAATTCAGCGTAACAACGGGCAAGGTGGCTTTACCTACGCAGTTTAGCGTAACAACGGGCAAGGTATCGCCTATAGCGAACCCAAAAGCGCCTACTGATTTACCTAAGAAGCTAGAGGCGGAAGAGGTAAATATCGCCAGTGGCGCAAGCCTAATTCCTTCACTGTCTGCTACTGATACGGATAGCCCTTCACAGTTAACCGCTGAAAACGCGGTAACTGTCGGCGTGCCAGATTCACTAACAGCGCAGCCCGTTACGGTAACGATTGCGCCTGATGTGCTGAGTGCTCAACCTGCTACGATTACGGGCAACCCAGATACGTTTACGGCTCTACCTGCAACTAATACGGATAGCCCTGATGTATTATCAGCGCAAAACAAAGCTGTTACACCTACGCCTGACCAATTAGCGGCACAAAACAAAGCTGTTACGCCTACACCCGATCATTTAGCGGCGCAAAACAAAGCTGTTACACCTACGCCTGATCAGTTGTCGGCACAAGATAAAGCATCGACACCCGCACCTGTTACGCTAACGCCAAACGCTGGCACGCCTACATCACCACCGTTTGCGCTCAATCATGCTCGGATTCTTTATCAGAACTTACTTGAATCGTTTACGAGTGTAACCCCATCAACAGGCACAACAGCTTCCAGTGTTGTAGTGCCTAACACTTATGAGCGATGGAATTTCACGGCAACAGGTAGCGACTCCATAACTATTACGCTACCAGCGAATGAAAATATAGATACCGTTTGTGTAGGCGCTCATAACTTGGATGGTGCGACGATTGAGTTTTTATATGACAACAATGCATCAGGCAGTTTTACTTCCATCGGCACTAAGACGGGCGGCGAGTTCGATATTATGTTGCATTTATCGTCGACTGTTAGCGTTAGGCGAATTCGGATAAATATATCGGGATTATCAGGATCTAGGTTTATTGGTTACATAAGCGCTGGCGTTGCGCTGCAAATGCAAAGACCGTTTTTTAATGGTCATACGCCTATCACTGATAGCGATGTAACTGAATACTATAGCAATCGCTCAGAGTCGGGCGAAATTATAGGGCAACAAATTAGGCGCAAAGGATACGAGACGCAAGCACAATGGAACAATATTGATGATGGTTGGTACAGGTCATATTTTGCGCCATTTAAACAATACGTAAAAACGAGGCCGTTTTTCTTTGCCTGGAATTTATTAGAGTATCCCGATGATGTTGGCTTTTGTCGAATTAATCAGGATATCAGATCGCCAATACAAAACGGATCGACAACAAAAAGAACAGTTAACATGACTTTGTTAGGGGCTGGTTAATGGCTTTTGATATAGCTAAACGCGAATACTCGAAAGAACACTTATGGTACGTTGAAATTGAAGTCAACGATACGACATACCGCTTTTGTGAAAATAGAAGCCCTATCCCTGCTGGACTAAATGCGAATCCATCGCTTGAAGAAGTGCGCGTTAATCCCGCTGAAATAGATTTGACGGGCGGCATTGGCGTTCGCGCTAAATGCTCAATATCACTTATGGAGTCGGACGATTACAGCGAGTGGGGCACGATATCGAATCCTGAACGATTCTGGGCAAGGTGGCGTGCTGAAAACCCTTACTATCTAGGTAAGCGGATCAGTGTGTTTAGTGGCTATATCGTCAATAATGAATTTGATGCAACAAACTTTATACGCCGTGACTATATCATTGAAAACTTTTCACAGCGCGCGGGGAGTGTATCAATAACAGGTAAAGACCCGCTTAAACTTGCAAGCGATGACAGGTCGAAAGCACCTAAAGAAAGTCGAGGCTCATTACTGTCTGATATTACCGACGTGCAAACTACTTTTGATTTGCAGCCTACAGGCATAGGTGATAGCGAATACCCAGCGAGTAACTTTTATGTGCGTATTGGTGATGAAATCATGCTTTGCACAAGCCGTACAGGTGACACGCTGACGGTAACTAGGCAGCAATTTAATACCAATCTAAGCGACCATAGCGAAAATGACGTTGTACAGCTTTGTTTGTATTACGATGGCAAGACGGTATCGTTTATTGATTATGACTTATGTGTCAACTACGGCAACATAGATTCATCATACATTGACCAAGCGGCTTGGGATGCGGAATCAAGCAATAGCTTTCCAACTACTTATGACGTGCTAATCACTGAGCCAACGGGCGTACAGTCGCTACTTAAAGAATTTGCAGATTCAGCGCCTCATTATCTGCATTGGGATGAGCGCGTAAATAAAATACAAATGGATGCACTGAAGCCACCACCCGAGGACGCACCCACGCTTACCTATGAAGCGAATTTTATAGAAGGTAGTACAGCGGTCAGTGATAAACAAGATATGCGTGTGAGTACGTACATTTGCAATTACGGCATAATTGACCCGACAAAAGACTTAGACGAAACCAGTAACTACCGTTCAACGTATGTGCGTGAAGACACCGGCAGCGTGACGAATTACGGGCAGCGAGCTTATAAGACGGTTAACAGTCGTTTTATATCGAGCGACAATAAAACGGCGGCGGTATTAGCAGCGGCTAGGATTGGTCGCAGGTTCTCGGAAGCGCCTAGAATGCTGTCATTCTCGTTGGACGCTAAGGACTCGGACGTATGGACGGGTGACAGCGTTAGGTGCCAGTCTGATTTAATTGTGCAGCAGGGTGGTGGTTTTCCATTTCTGTTTTATCAAATCCTAACGGCTGGCGAATCCGCTAATTACAATTACACGGCGCTTGAGCATACTTATGGTCCACCTGTTGACGGTGATGAAGATGTGGAAGACCCGAACGTGAGAATATTCTATCAGAGCGGTATACTTGATCAGTTAAAACACCCTGATGGCGGTCCTGCTCGGACATTGCGCGACATATACGAAGACAGGCACGGCACTGGTGCGCTAGATCCTAGCTTAGACATTCGCTTTATCTTTGAGTCAAACTGTGTTGCGGGTAGTGGTGAAAATACATTATACGCTGTTCAAACTGGTGCTTGGCCTGAACTAACAACGCCAATACTTATCCAGAATAACGGGTTGATCATTGGTAAGGGTGGCAACGGCACGAGGGGAGCTGGTCAAAATGGCGGCCCAGCTATTCAGTTGCAGGCTGATATTAGGTTAAACAACATCAACACGATTGGCGGCGGCGGTGGCGGCGGTGCTGGCGAAACATTTAATTCATACAATGCTGGCGGTGGCGGTGGCGCTGGTTACTTCACTGGCCTTGGGGCAGTATCAAATGGGCCGATAGGTCAATCTTTTGACGGACAGAATGGTACATATTTGCTCGGTGGCGCTGGCGGTTCAACAGAAGAAAGTGACGGCGGTGACGGTGGCGATTTAGGGCAGAATGGACAATCTACCAATACTGATACTGGCGGTTTAGCGGGTAAAGCTATCGACTTGAATGGTTTTGCGATAACATACATAAACGCGGGCGATATTCGCGGAACAGTAATATAGAATAGGAAGGTTTTAATTATGGCTTTAGTACCACATTTAGTTACGGCATTGGAGCAAAGCAACGATCCAAACGTAAACACACTCAATACAGTATCGGGCGCTGTAGTGTCGCTTTTTAATTCGCAAGATCAAGCTGTATTGCTGTACGACGATGAGACGGGAGCAAATCCAAGCACGACAAAAATAACTGACTCAAGCGGTCAAGTTGTAGTGTGGGTTGCGGCTGGCGAATATGACGAGCGGGTAAACGGCGGGGTTAAGCGCCGTGTTAGCGTTGGCAATGAAGAAATAACCACCGCCCAACTGATAGACAGGAATAGGGCCTCGCAAGCTGGCGATATAGTCACAACATCCGGCTATTTGTCAGAAGGCGATGGGGGTAGCACATCATGGGTAAGAACGGCAAGCGCAGGAACACCAAGTCAATCCCCTCAAGACAGGAACGATGGAACACTGACAGACGCCAATGGTGCAGTATGGGAAGTAAAAACCACTGGTTTGGTATCGCCTATGATTTTCGGTGGCGGCTGGGCTGGACTCAAAGTGGCATGGAATTACAAGAAAGAGATAACTTTGGAACATGGCGTAACGTACAACCTAGAAGAAAACTTGACCGCTAACAACGAATCAGTAGTGATAATCGGTAACGGCGCTAAATTTTACTCTCCCGTTGGCGGTGGTTCGTTGCGAATAAATGGATCATACTCCAATGATCAATCAGTGACGGCTGTTGATCCTTTTTATGTGGAAGTGCCCGATGCGTCATTCTACAAGACTGGGGACACTATAAAAATATACAATGATGAATTCACTCCTTACGGAAGGTATCAAAACGAATCTGAGGGTGCAGAATTCACAAGAAAGGGCGAGTTCTTTGTAGTCAATAGGATTGATTCAGCAAACAACCGACTAGAATTTAAAGAGAATTTATTCTTCACTTACAACCTATCTGGCACTAACACAAGAATATCAAAGCTTGAAGATATACCTGTAAAGGTTGTCGATTTATCTTTTGAAATGGACGAGAATGCAGACGAATCTCAAGCGTTAACTCTTTTTAGAGTTGAATCATTGAATAAGCTTGTAGTTAATAACTGCTTATGTGAACGTTCTATGGGCAGCAACTTCATGTGGGTGCATAGCTGTCACGCGGCGAAAATATCAATAACAACTGATTACATTCTTGATGCATCTGAAGAGGCTGGCTTTTCTTCAAACTCTGGATACGGCGTCAATCTCATTAACTCAGAAAATTGCATTGTTCACAATTCGATATTCAAGGGCTGTAGACATGGCGTGGATGGTGTTGGAAGGTACGACTCAACATCAAGCAGACCGCAAACTCGTTATGGTATAAGCAGAAATAACAAGGTTATTGGGTGCGAAGGCTATAGATGCACTAATAGCGCATTTAGCACTCACCACGGCACTTACGGATGGTCATTTCAATCAAATAGCTCAAGTTATAACGAAGGTGGCGGCATTGCGATTCGAGGTGTCGGCCATAAAGTTCAGTCGCTTACATCTGAAAATGATGAGTATGGTATCTGGGAATTTGCACAAGAATCAACATCACTGACAGAGTATAATGTTTATTCAGATATAACCATTAAAGATCCTGTGGTTAACGCTATGAGGTCGCAAGAAAGAGTCACTTCTAACACCAACGGCATCAATATAATTATAACCAAGGAGTCCAGCATTGAAAGAATGTTTAATATCCTTCAAGGTTCTAATGTTAAAATAAGCAATTGCGTGGTTACTACGTACGCACCATTACCAAACTTTGACAGAATGTTCAATCTTGACTTCTCTGCAACGTCGAGGATAACCCTAGATGTTTTTGATTTTACGTTAAACTCCAGAGGCGGCGACCTTCAAAATGAGCAGTGGACTTTCTTTAACAATAGTAACGCCACAACGATAAATCATGATATCACGGGTGATAACATCCGAATGTTTTTCAACACAACTGGGAAACCTAGAAATGTTTTTAACGTACAACCAAGCTCTGATTCCCTTGTGTATAAAACAATAATGAGTTCAGATTCTTTTTTTACTGTCGCTAACCAAGCCAGTGGTGGTTCTGGATTTGCCGAGTTTGTCGGGCCTGTTTATGTTGGCAACTCTACAGTTTATTAGATATGATGCAAATAAGATTGAATGTGAGCATTAGCCCTATAATAAGGCAATCTAACGCAATTTAATAGCGCAACTCAAAAGCCCCTTAACAGGGGCTTTTTATTGTGTGATAATTAACTCGCAAGCAATACCGCTTGTTTACTAATAGGTGTATTTATGAAGTTTTTGAATAGTGGCACTGGTAAAGATGATCGCGGTGGCGATAAAGGCACTGGCGACGGCTCAGGATCAGGTACAGGCACTGGCGGTGGCATCTCCAATTAACCTATACGACGCGGCTATCATGGTCGCGTATTTTGTCCTTTTTGTAACTAAGCGAGACTTTAGGGTCTTGTTGTGTTTAATGCCTGTTTTGGTTTATTGCATAACTTATAGCGGGGATGACGCATACGCATACACTCTTTACTCAGGGGTTAACATTCTACTTTCGTGTTATTTTATTAAGCGAAAGGACTTTATGATCTCGATCCCTATCATTACAATGGCTATATATAACCTCATTTTTGCATTAGATAGCTTTGTTAATAGCGAGTATAAGACGTGGATATGGCGCAACCATGAAATCATTATTTGTGTTTTGCATGCTTTTGTTATGCTCGTATTTAGCAAGAAATTCACTTCCGTGGTGGATGCCTGCTTTTCTTATGTCCATATGCTATGGAATGATTGCACATCTAACAGCGCTCGTACAAGTAATGCAAAAAGGCAACCAAGCGAGGCTAGACATAAATGAGCGACATAGAATCATTAGAGATAAAGATTGAGAAGCAGTCAGAAAAAATTGATACGTTTGCGGCATCTATCCATGAGCTAGCTATAGCGGTTAGAGAAAATACGCTAGAGCATAAAGGAACTAAAGAATCCGTTATAGAAATGAAAGCAGAGCAAGCCGATTTAAAGAAAAGGGTTCACACGCTCGAAGTTGCTCAGGCTGGCGATGATGCTCGCAAAGAAATATGGGGATGGGCGCAAAAAGCCGCTATAACGGTATTGGTTGCCGCGCTTATTGGTGGCGCAATGATGGCGTTTTATGGGGGTAAAGGGTGATAGACTGGTCTAAATATCCAAATTTCTCAAAGTCAGAATTCGACTGTCAAGAAACTGGCGAAAATGAGATGCAAACCAGATTCCTTGAAATGCTCCAAGCCTTGCGAGAAAGATACGGCAAGCCCATGACTATTACATCTGGATACCGCTCGCCTAGTCATAGTATAGAGTGCAAAAAAGCAAAGCCCGGAACGCACACGCAAGGCATTGCG